CCGGGCGGCCAGCTCCTTGGATACCTCCCGGCAAAAGCGGTCCATGTCTACCTCCTGGAGCTTGGCGAGGTTTTGCCGGAGCTTTTGGAGCTGCTTGTAATCACAGCTCCCCCAGCGTTTTGCCATCAGGCCCACCCCTCCCACAGCTCCAGCGGCACCTCCTGGTGGTCGGTGTAGACCGCCGCCTTGCCGCTTCGCTCGTAGTCGGTTGTCACCTGGTTTTGGGTGACGGTAATTTTCGACCCCTCCGGGATCACCACGGAGGGGTCAATATAGAGCGTCACGGTCTGGGCCACCCTGGCGGCCTCCTCGTCCGGCTCCGTACTTTTGACGGTGGTGAAGGAGATGCGGCAGGGAAGCTCCGAGGCCGTGACACGCTCCACAGGTTCAGTGCGGCCCGTGCGCTCGTCAAGCACACCCTCCCGCACGGTGATGGTGGCTCTGCCATCCCACAGGCTTTGTATCGCCTTGTTGTAGCCCTTCGGTATTACCATCGCAGCCTCCTGAACGCCCCAAGGACGCTCTCCGGGGGGTGCATCATGGCGTCCAGCTGGGAGCGGAACCGCACCTCGGCGCTGCCCACCCCGTCGCTGGCTCCGGCAAAGTCAACCTTGATATCCCCTTGGGTGATACTCTTGGCGGGCTGGTCGAAGTCCAGGCCCTCGATCTCCAGCCCACCGGCGGCCAGCTTCTCATGGAGGAAAGACCCGGCCACCATATCCACCAGCACATAGAAAAGGCCCTCCGGCACTTCCTTGTGGTTGATATTCGTCAGCAGCTCCACCCGGCACTTGGCGATCAGGTATTCCAGGGCAGGCTTGTCGGCTTCGGTGGCGCTGTACCCCAGCATGGCCAGCCGGGGCACCACGGCCTCGTATACCTCCACGGCGCTCACCTTAACCCTTGGACTTGATGCGGCAAATGGCGATCACCTTGTCCGCGATGTAGGACCGCTCCGCCTCCGTGGCCTCCCCGGAGTGAACCAGGTCCCAGTTCTCGCCGTTCTCCAGCTCCGCGTCGGTGGGGGAGAGGCTGGCCTGCACCTTCTTCTCGTAGGAGATACCCTTGGGGGAGAACACTTTCCGCTGGCGGGTGTAGAGGGTGTCCTGGCCGCCGTTGGTCTTGGGGTCGCGGGCCATCTCATAGGGCACCTTGGCACCG